ACTGCCTGACGAGTGTCGTGATTCTGACGCAACTGGTTGACAACCTCTCTCAACTGGTCGAATCCGAAATGATTTCTCATACGGAATCCATACGCAGCATTGAAAGTCTTACCATCGTCACTGAAGTTTGCCATATTCTTGACAATCTTTGCGAGGAACGATAAGTCGTTTCTACCAGCTAGCATCCACAGTCCTTCAAGATAATTGAAGAATGGATTCTCATCACGAATTGGACAGAAGATCTGTCGTTCGAGAGGCTTTAGATATTCAATGGTTGTGATGCCATCAAACTCTAATGTAGGACCATTACGAGATGCCTGTGGAAAGCCACTGTCCAACGCATGGTTGATCATTAGTGGCAATCCGACATGGGCATTCTTAACTGATACTTGCATTGCAGAACTCCTTCACGAGGTTGTCTACATAGGTGTTGCAGTTATCACGGTCATCGTACAATACATTCATACGACTATCCCACTCACGCCAAGTTGTGCTTTGCTTCTTCACAGTGCGGAAATAATTCTGCCTGTCAGCGATCTGCTGTTCTGTGAATGGCTCAGTACGACCTGTGCGAGCAATGGCGGATTCAATCATAACGTCGACAGAAGTGTTCAACAACACCATGTGACAATCATGACCAGCATCCAACTGTGGCTTCAAGAATTCCTTCCAAGGCTCTATCGAACCTGTAGCACGGACTCCCTCGCAGATAACATTACCTTTCGGTAATAACTCTGCAACCAAACGTTGTGTCTCTTCTTTACTCTCGAGAGAGTCGAGACCGCCATAGATAACTCGATACGAACCTAAGATGTAGGTGTTGATCTTTGGTAGATAACTGTACAACACACGCTCAGTCTTAGACCGTGCTGGTCGTAAAGTGTCTACTGTAGGACCATACTTCTCGATCAAGTTACGGATGATTGTAGTCTTACCAGAGGCATTTCCACCTCGAATTTGTACAAATGTGCTCATATCAAATCTCCAAATTTACTGTTCTGAAAGTTAGCGAATATCTCATACTACTGTCGTTAGATAAAGCTGGGACATCGTGTTGCATCAGACTGTTAGCATTACCATCGAACAGGATTATTTCACCATTCTGAGTTATGTAATGATCTACCATATCATCGCTATTCCATTTCACTCTAAACAATCTAGGTGATCCGAAACTTAGATTAATAATTAGATCATCTGGACCTGTTATCTCATCGACATGATAGGGAATTCCTAGCTTGCCGTCTGGGTACTGTCCGATTAACACATACTCAACTTTGATGTTGAATCTGTCCTCAATGTCTTTCTTGATTGCACTCACCACTGGAGAGGTCTCCCACGGTGAACACTTCAGAGTCTTACCAGCGTAGTAGAAATCTGAGGTTCCAAAACCTTTGGTTGGTCTTCCGATCAACTTACGGTTTGTCTTTGGATCCCAACGTTCAACTGGAGGATCAAACTCGAAGTCTGGTACAAATTGAAAATCTGAAGGATAAAACTTAAGATGTTGTAGTCTCATAATTTCTCCTCAATGAGTTTCGTACCAGTCGTTTCCAATCTTAGCTTCCGCTGCGACAGGAATACGAACACCAAGAAACTCTCCAGCTTCTAGTGCAGAGTCTACAGCAATCTTGGATACCAACTCAGCATGTTCCTCTTTGACGGTGATCTGTTGCTCGTCGTGAACAAACGCTGAAATCCAAAAGTCTTTGCCGTTTACTAGTCCCGCTTTCTCACAGTTCTTCTCAGTAGTAACTACCCACTGTTTAGCTATGATAGCTGCGGCACCTTGAAGTAGACTGTTGATCGCACCATGACCAGATCGAACTGGTAACTTACGACCATCTAAAGCAAGAACATAACCACGCTCTGAAGCCTTCTTAACTTTCTCTGAGAACGTACCAAATGCTGGCAAACTTGTGAAGAATTTCTGCTTCATCGATTTACCTTCTTTGGTTCCACCACCTACGATGGCTCCCATCTTAGCATCGCCTGCTCCATATAGGAGTGCGTATGTGAAAGTCTTAGCTACGTCGCGGGACGGTAGACCTGCTGCTTCCATTGTGCGTGTGTGTACATCACCATGCATAATCTCATTGGCATAATCACCATTGTCATATGCTGCTAGATAATGTGCCAAGCAACGCAATTCGATACCAGACAAATCCACACCAACTAGTTTGTAACCACCAGGTACTGTGAACAACTGACGGATCTCTTTGCCGTATGGTTTACGAACAGAAGGAATCTGTGCCATGTTAGGATAGCTATGAGTAGCACGACCTGTATGTGCACCATTAACATTCATACGACCATGGATGCGACCGTTGCGAACTAAACGCAACCAAGCATTAGAACCTTCACCTAACATACCAATACGCTTCTCTAACATAAAGTAGACAGCAAGCTTCTTGGCTTCGGGATAGTCGAGAGCGTTTAGAATTTCTTCGTTGATCTCAGCTTTCCCACTAGGTGTAAATTCTGTAGGTTTCCAGTCGTAGTTCTTCTTGAACCAGTACGCAATGTGATCTCGAGATGACGGATTGAACTCAATGACTTGGTCTTTGAGTGGTTTGCCTGTCTTCTCAGATGTGCGTTTGATAGTTCGAGTAGGGAACACTGTCACGAGACTCTTGCGAATCTCCTCGCGTTGTTCTGCCAGATCGGCATACATTTCGGAGGCAGCTTTCTCGTTGAATGTGAAACCATTAATCTCCATGCGAACAGCTGTCTGTTGCATCTTAGTTTCAATCTCGAGTGCTTTTGGTGATATGTTCTGAGACACTAGATACTTATACAGTTGTACAGTGGTCTTGTTGTCTTGAATACAATACTCTAACATTTCAGGGGAGTAAGTTTGCCAGTCTCCAGCATCGAAGTCGCCTTTATGCTCTCCGATCCTTTGACCCCAAGCCTTCAGTGTGTGCGAACCATACATTGCTGGTTCTAGACCTACAGGCTTTACTCTGAAGTCGTGATTCCTGATATCTTGATATGCTAACTTCGCCATAATCAAAGTGTCGCTAAGCTTCACTTCGGGATTTGGCTCCCACTTGAATAGTTTGTTTAGAACAGGGATGTCATAGTCAATAATGTTATGACCCACTAGTTCTTCTGCTTGTGATAGCAGTTTGAGACCTTCTTTGATCTCCATGTCACCAACATAACTATTAATCTCGTCAGTGTCCACGTTATGGATTACCATACAGTGTGCTTTTGTCACCTGTAGATATAATCCATTAGTCTCAATGTCAAATGCTAATTTCAATACGTTCTCCTAAAAGAGTAACTGTTGTCTAAAATCCATCTATAGAATCTACTGCTACTGTGTAGTTTGAGAGTCGTCCAGAGAATGGGTCGTATGACATCTTGCCACACTTACCTACTTCGCCTGTGAATCGATTCTTCAACACACGGATGGTTGTTACGTTTGCATCTCCATTGTCTGATTGTTGATTTCTTTCGAGACCAATCACCATGTCTGAGAGCTGTCCAATCGCTGCTGATCCTCGCAGTTGAGACAAAGAAGTCTCAGCTCCGTTCTCATGCCCTTCGCCCATAGGTCTGCGAAGATGTGACACCAGAATCAATCCGATACCTGTCTCTTCAACCAATGTGCGTAACATAGTCATAGCGTTGTCAATCATGCGTCGTTCGTCGCCATCACCTAAACCAGAAACTAGAATGGACAAGTGATCTAGGATCACCCATTTACACTCTAAACCTCTAGCCATGAATCGAACTTTGTTCAACATGTTCTCAACTTCAGATGAACCGAAGTGATCATACATAAACAAATTGTCGTTGGCGATGATCTTGTCGTATGCCTTACGGAATTCCTCAGGAGTGACACCTGCACGACTGATATGTAAAGGTCTGTTCAACTCAATACCCATCAATCCTAAAGCTGTCCTACGAGGATTCTCCTCTAGCATAATCATGCCGACCTTCTCTTCTTTCTTGATGAGGTGACATGCTAACTCACGAACGAATGCAGATTTACCTACACCCGAACCAGCAGTTACAGTGACAAGTTCTCCCTGTCGTAAACCACGGGTTATTCTGTTGAGTCCTTCGAATGGGTAGTCGACGGTGGAGATTACATCTTCTCTACTGACAACGTCCCACAGATCTTTACCAGACACAATTCCATCTGGTCTGTAGGATTGTGCACCCCACATTGCATCTTGAAGATCCTTGACTCTACCAGCCATGAGCATCTCATTCGCATCTTTCATAGGCAAATGAGCAATCTTACATGTACCAGGTTTCAGAAGTTCTGCGCATTTCTTTGCAGCTTCTTGACCAGGTTCATCCATGTCGAACATGATAATGATTTCTTCAAATCGCTCAAGCCAATCTAGATTCTGACGAAAACATCTGACAGCTCCCTGTGCACCATTAGGTACAGAGACAACTGGCCACTTGTTTCCTTGAACCTGCGACATAGACAATGCGTCGATCTCACCTTCAGTCACAACGATCTTACGACCGATCAACTTTTGGTTCTGACCGAAGAATGGTAACTTAGCACCATTACCGATGATCTCAAAGTTCTTCTGTTGGTCTTTCAACTTGACAGCGATCAACTCGCCATCTTTGTAGTATGGGAACGCTTGTACGACTTTGCCGTTGTGCTTCCCTACTTTAACTCCAAACTTCTCTGCTGTCTCCAATGAAATGGATCTGGCAGATAGAGGCTTCACTGTCCACTCTAAGAATGGCTTCAGTGATTTCTCAACTTCTTTCTTTGATGCTGCTTTCTCTACGCCACCTGTAGCATTTTTATGGATGCCACAAGCGAAACAGTAGGTGTGCTGATCTGCATACACAGCGTTAGCGTCTGAACTCCCACACGCATCACACGAGGTGTGGTGTAGAAATTCTGCTTGTTCTTTATCTTGCATTTAATTCTCCAAGTTAGAAACACTCTAACCCACTCGTAAGAATGGGCTAGGTAAATCAACTTTTCTTTGGTTCCAACAGCCATGCATCTGGAATAAATCTATCAGCATATAAGAATCCGTGCTTGTCGCACCAATCCGCATATGTAGTCTTAGAGGCTTTGCTGATCTTAGATCGAGAGCCTGTGAATACAAATCTGATATCTAAGTCTGGATGCTGTTCCTTGATCAGAAGGTGCTTCTGACGGTCATCGACCATAAAGCGACCCTTCGTCTCAATTATAATGCCATTGTGAAGGACAAAGTCTGGAGTGTAACGACTTGCTTTCGCTGGCTTTAGATA